AGAAAATCTATTTGTTTCAGGCTTTTCCAAGCACTCCTTTGTAGCAATTGCTCTCGTACGAGTCTTTCCAAGGTTGTAGAGCTTTCAAATGCTTTGGTTTTCTTCCCAACCAGACAAGATGGTTACGGTTTCTTTTGAAATTCCTGAGAAGAAGGTCTCCAAGGTGAAGTTGGTGACGCGCTACGGCTGGGGATGGTACCGATTCATCGGTCTATTCTGGCCGATTATAGTTGCGAGCCAGCTGTACATGTTGGCCTTCTACCTGTCCCTCGATGCTACCACGTGGCAATTCGCGTTCTCCCAAACAGTCGCGGAGCCAGTGGTCCGTCTCGTGAACGCGGTGTTTTCGACGTTAGTGTTATGCTTCGTCGTTTACTTAATGCGAGGAACGATGCGGCTCACAGGGCTCTGCAAAGACCCAACCGGGTCCGTGACGTTTGAGCCGGAGCGAATGCGGCCAGGCAGTTTGTTGATGCCACATGCGCCATCCAAATGCCAGGCTGAGCTATATGGTAAAACCCAAGGAACATGGGTTCGATTAGGACAGGCGTTCAGGAGTTCCAACTATCTAGTGACGGCGAGTCATGTGATAGATCAGGTAGAAATAGTCAAGATTACCACCGAGCACGCATCTATAGAGGTCCCTACATCCTTGTTTAGGCAAGTGGAAGGAGACCTCTCAATAATGCCTGTGACGGACCAAGTTTTAGCGCCGCTAAAACTAGCGAATGGTAGATTGGCTAGCCATGAAGCAACAGAAGGATCTGGCTTATTTGTGAAAATCGGCGGATTTGGCTCGGGTAGTTTAGGAATGCTCAAACCGAACCCAGCTTTCGGCTTTGTTGAGTATACGGGCTCGACTGTTCCAGGATTTTCGGGCGCTCCCTATGTCGTAGGTGATGTCATATATGGCATGCACCTTGGCGGGGGCGCGCAGAACCTGGGTTACAGCGGCGCGTACATCAGCATGCTGATGCGGGCTCTTCAAGAGGACAGTACGGACTTCCTTATGAGCCAAATCGAGCGGGCCGCGGAGTACCAAGTTAGTCAGTCTCCTTATGATCCCGATGAGTTTAGAGTTAAGGTCGGGGGCAGGTATTATCTGTTGGATGCAGAAGGCGTTCACAAATTGAACTTACGAGTTCAACGTGACGTCAGCTCAGGCTACAGAGATTACGAACCCGAAGGAGCTTTGCCGCAAGTCGAGAAGGTTGTCAAACCAGTGGTGATTCCTGCAACCTCCCCAAAACCACCTATGGCTAGGGTTGAGGAACTGGAGTCCCTACTGCAGACGGGAAACGGCCCGGCCCCAGCAGAGAACCCTGTTCCTGCTGGGGCGACTGGCCAGGATTCTGTCCCAGCGCGACCTGCTCGCAGGCCAAGACGACGGAGCCCGGCCGCAACTACATCCTCAGCAACCCTTCCAAGCTCGGCTACGGATGGCCAAGATCAGACGCCTGCGCAGCTAAGAGGAGCTTTGCAAGACATTGCAGACTCTTTAAAGATGCTCAGGAAAGAACTAGGCACGTTGCAGATGCAGACATCCAGGAGGCGGTTGAAGGAGTCAGAAAGTGCTTCCGCGACTGGCAGACTGACCTCTCTAAGGAGAGAACTATCGAGGCTGCGATCGAGCGGTGGTTCCCAGTAATCATCGATAATCTTGATCGTAAATCCAGTTGCGGACTTGGCTACTACCAACGATTTTCCACTATCGCCGACGCACTTAGTTGGAACGGAGTGGAGTACGAGAGCTCCAAGCTAGCCGAGCTAAAAACACTCATTTATATGAGAATGCTAGCCCTCGAAGCAGGTGATCTGCAAGCTGATCACATTCGAGTGTTTGTGAAACCCGAACCTCACAAGCAGGCAAAGCTTGAAGAAGGCCGCCTTCGACTCATCAGCGCGGTCAGTCTAGTAGACACTTGTGTCGACCGGATACTGTTCACATGGTGTCTGGAAGCTGCGCTCGATAATTTCTTGACGACACCCAGCATGATAGGCTGGACCCCAATTTATGGCTCATGGAGACAACTCTGGGCCCTTTATGGTGGGTCTGCCTTGGCGTTGGATAAGTCGGCTTGGGATTGGACAGTGCAGCCTTGGCTGATTGATGCAATTCGAGATGTCATAAAAGAGCTTGCGATAGACGCCCCACCTTGGTGGCAGGCTCTAGTCGACAGACGTTTCGAATTGCTATTCCAGAGTCCAGTTTTTGAGTTTCAGGACGGGACGACGGTGAAGCAGATGGGAAAAGGTATCATGAAGTCCGGTTGTTACCTAACGATCATCGCCAACACGCTGGGGCAAGTGATAACGCATTTTGTAGCCTGCCAGCAGACAGGCGACAACCCTGTGTTGTCTGTGCCCCATGCGTTGGGAGATGATACTATTCAGCGTGGCGACCGGATTAATGATATCGGCCTTTACTGCGCAGCCCTAGAACAACTGGGCTGCAAAGTTAAAGGAGGTCAAGTGGCGACAGACGTGGTTGAGTTTGTCGGGTTTGAGTTTAGGGAGCATAGCTGTGTTCCGGCGTATCGAGAGAAACACTTCTACAAGCAGGAGTTCACTCCAGACTTGGGAGGCTTTCTCTACGCGATGCAGTTGCTTTACGCTCATGACCCCGCATTCTACGCCTATTATCGCCGCTTGGCAGCCGAGAAGGTGCCCAGCAGAGTGACTTCCGCGATCGAGGCGAAAGGTTTCATGGCTTAAGCCAGTAAGAAGACCGATTACCCTGAAAGCGGCCTAGCTTTGTTGGATGAGTGACGATCATATAGCGGCTCAGGCCGGGGCGTT